TGTTATTAAGACTGAGAAGATGGACTCATCTGAAAAGTATGGTCGCATTCTGGGCTGGGTATACATCAATGGTGACACAGTATCTCTTAACGACATGATGATCAATGATGGTTATGCATGGGGCTATCTTGGAGACACCAAGGTTAAAGATTTTGGAGCGCTTGCTAAGGCTAGAAAGAAGTCTGGAAAGTGAAACATGTACTGTACTTTACCGCAGATTGGTGTAACCCTTGTAAAAAGGTTAGGCCAGTAGTAGATGAAATTAATCGTGAATACTCTGACGCTAAATTTATTACAATTGATGCTGACACAGAACTAGAGTTAGTCGAGAAGTTTGGAATAAAATCTGTCCCTACTTTCATACTAATTGATGATGGAAAAGAAGTTTCCAGGACAACTGGTGCAAAAACAAAAGAAGAACTACTAACTTTAATTACTGGAGAATAAGATGAATCTAAAAAGTCAGATGATGATAGAACACTTGATTATGCAGGGAGCCATAGAAATGGCTGGTATTGATGATAAAGGAGAAATGCTTTACTCAATTACAGATAAACTTGAGTTAGTCAATCCAGAACTATACGCTGATCTTACTGAGCAGTATAAGCACCACATGCTTCAGATGGTAAATCAGGGGCCAAAGGCTATGAATTGGAGACTTCGTGTCTAAAGAAGATAAGATGATTGAAGATTTAATTCTTCAAGGTGCTTTGCAGCCTGCTGGAATTGATATTGAAAGTGGAGAAATGCTTTATAATTTTACAGACAAAATGAAAACAATAAATCCATCACTTCACGATGAATTTTCTAAGTATTTTTCAGTAGAAACTATGGCACTATGGCAGCATGGATTTTTGGATATGGATGTAACTGATAAAAATCCTATGGTAAGACTAACTCCAAAAGCATTAAATAAATTAGAAGTATCCAAACTAGACAAAAATCATCAGTATACATTAAAAGAGATCATAAGAATTATTCTAGGCTCTTAATGGTATAATTGTTTTAGGAGGCAATAATGAGTTATTTTCTTGGATCAATGTTTAGTTTTTTAGTCATATTTATTTTCTTAAAATTGTCTAGTTATGACTCATACAAAAAAAGCCCAATTAAACTAAAGTATAGTCAAAGTCATATTTTCGAATTAGTTAAGCCAATTCTTCCAGAAGAGGCGTTTAAAAGAAAAAGAAAAGAGACTCAAACATCAAAACACGAAAGAAAAACAAATGTTCGTGTTATTATTTTAGACAGGAAAGCGTATTTTGTTAGAAATAGCCTGTTCTATGTGGCAGATATGGATGGAAACGACATTGATACCGAGTCTGCAACCCTAGTTGACACAATGAGTATGGATAAGGTACAATTAGACAAGATGCTTTTTATAATGGATCAACTAAAGGAAGGAGATTCTAATGATAGTGGCGGTGCAAGGAACTAGTTCTTTTGCTGACTATCAGATTTTTCTTCGTGCTATGGGGGTATCAATGTCAGCATTAAAAAATGATGATCCTTATTTTTATATTTACAGCGCAGGTCCAAACAATGTAAATATGATGGTTATGGAGTTTGTTAATCTGTCAGAGCGTGGAATGAAATCTCGTGGCAAAAAAATTAAGTTCTATAAGGTTGCACCATCTTGGATTGAAGAAAATTTAAGCAATATTAATTATTTTGCTTTTTTTGCAAATCCAAAAGAACCAGTTTCAAAATTAGTTAGCAGTGCCCAACTCAAAAATATTGAGACTGGGATCTTTAGGTACTAAGAAGAGGTTAATATGATTGTAAAAGATTTATATCAAATGGAAAAAATTGTATCAAAAAACAAAACTATGTCCTGGGATGGCTGGACAGTAGTTAATTCTTTTCCTTCAGAAAAGGGCAGAACATCCAGTAATGGTGCTTACATAAATGGTAAGTGGTGTATTCAAAATCGTTTTGTTCCTTCAACTGTTGGGTGGGAGATTCCTGATAAGTTTGTGAGGTAGTTATGTCTAAGCATGATTGGAAAGAAAAAGGTTCTTGTTTAGACTATGATACAAACATATTTTTTGATAAGTATGAAGATCAAGAAGAACTAAGGCCAGCAGTAGACAAACTTTGCTCAGAGTGTCCAGTAAATAAGATGTGCTTTGCCGTTGGAGTTTCCCAAAAAGAATGGGGAATCTGGGGCGGTATATACTTAGAAAATGGATCAATATCAAGAGAATTTAATAGACATAGAAATAAGGTACAATGGGCTAATACATGGCAATCATTGACAATGGGGGAAAATGAATAAAAATATATACAAGTGTTATACATGCTCAACATGTATATCTACTGAAACCCCAGAGGAAATCTTTATGTCGTTTGATTGTCCATTTGGTCATGGCATATTAATTTGGATAGGATCGAGAATAGGTGATGTTAATGTTAAAAGAGCATGAGGCATTCACAATGTTACAGCACGGATACTATGACATTTCTGAACTTAGAAAGCATGTTCTTGGCTATTCTGATGAATGGAAAATTGACACATCCAGACAGCAACTGCATAAAATACATAAAGATACAGAAACATATCTTTTACAAGATTTTGATTTAAACTGGGAAATATCTGATGGGTATCATCCAGTTGTGCTTGCCAATGATCCAGTTTTTTGGAAATATGTTGGTCCAATTGTAAAAGATATGGAACTAAAACACGATGGCAAAGCAGGAAGAGTTCTTCTCGTTAGGCTTATTGATGAAGGAGATATTCCAGTCCACAGGGACTATGGAACATACCTTGAGTTGTCAAGAAGACATCATTTACCAATAGTTACTACTGAAAATGTCACATTCTCGGTTGATAATTATTCTGTCAATATGAAAGAAGGAGAACTTTGGGAGATCAACAATGCAAAAGATCATTCAGTAAAAAATTCTGGACCAAGCCAAAGAATTCATCTAATATTTGACATAATTCCTAACAGATATATTGAGTCATAAATGTACACCGACTCAATGAAGCGAGCAATTAGGTCAATTGCTGGTCCAAAAGGTTTTTCACTAACAATTGTTGACAATGAGCATTTTCTTTCGGTTAGGGCGTCTGAAAAAGACTTTATGTCGCTTAATGGTGAAGACAAGGTGTATGCAGTAGAGTATATGATTAGAGTAAAAAAAGCATTAGAGGACAATGGTGCAATTGTTCTTTTAGTTAGAGAGGGAGGAAAAGAAGAATAATGATAGAGATTATCGTGTATGGAATTATTGTGATTATTTTTGTAGTTCTTTTATTTAAAAATATGAGACTTACAATTAAGAACTTAGACTTAATAGAAAAAAATTTACAGGTTCACATTGACCGTGCTATATTGTCTGATAAACTTAACATTGAAATGCAAAAGTCAGGCTTACAGAATGACGACTTCCTGTCTTTTATTTCTAAATCAAGAGATATGGCTTTTGAGTATATAGAGTCTGTGCAATTAGGAATTGATAAATTCATTGTTGATGTTGAGCCTGAGATTGCTTATTTTGATGAATACGGTATAGTAGGATCAGCATTTCCACACTACAACTCAATGAAGAAAATTTCTATAGCATATAAAGAACTAAAAAACCTTTTACCAAAAGATTATGACAAACTTTAAATCATACGATCAACTTGAGTCTGAGCCATTAGGAGTTTGTAGTGTTATTGGCTGCGACGCTGATGGAGAAAAACTATTTAGCACTGAAACAAGGCTTTTAGATGTCTGCTTAAACCATTATACACAACTACAAAAATCGAGGGAATAGATGAAAGAAATATTACTATCACTGTCTGTAGGGCTTACCCTAGGCTTGATAATCCTATCAATAAGCGCAATATCCCCAGTTAAGATTCCAATCCCTGCTCCCCCAGTTTTTGCTGGAGTTGCTGGTATAATTGGATTATGGCTTGCTCAACCAGTTTGGACAGCCATATCTAAGTTCATATCCTAGGAGGAATAAACATGAACCAACAAATTAAGAATGCATTAGCGTCATACGGAAGATCAGTACTTGGAGCGGCAACAGCAATGTATGCTTCTGGAGTAACTGACCCACAGACACTAGCATACTCACTACTTGGAGCACTTGTGCCCGTAGTATTGAGAGCAGCCAATCCTAATGATCCAGCATTTGGAAAGATGCCATCAGTAGATGAGGTAGACAGAGCAGTCAAGGCTGCTAAGGTAGTAAAGAAGACCGCAAAGAAGGCTCCTGCAAAGAAGTCATCTGGCGGAGGCGGAGGCAAGGGCAATTCAGTAGCCCTTTAATCTTAAGTAGTTTAGCAGGTCACTTTAATTAGTGGCCTGCTTTTCTATATTGCTTTGGATAATCAGTACAAACACCATATGGTTTTTCTGCTAACATTTTTACAACACTATTTCCATCTATGATCTCTGGTAAAACTATTATTGATTGAGACCCTATTGATTTTCCAGGGTATGTCCAAAAGTATCCATTACTCGTAATAGTATAGTCATCTGATTGATGCCAGAAATAATTAAGACTATTTAAATTATCTTTGAAATATTCTAGAGCCTGAAGGTTCTTACAGTGAAACCAACCACTAAGGCCTATATCGGCCACTGATGACCTGTCAATGGCATACTGTGGCTTGTCATGACCAAGGTATAATTCTCCATCTATAGCCCATATATCAACTTCTACATCAAACCCTAGTTCTATACATTTTTGTATATATAAATACTTATTTTCATTTTCTAGATCTGGTCCATCTAAGTTGCCTCTATGGGCTATTACTCTCATTTTACTCTTTCAACTACAACTTTGTCATTTTGTATACCAGGCAATTTTACACACACAACACCGCAGTCAGTCAAAAACTCTGGGTCGGCA